TCCAAAGAACTGCTTTACCAGTAATCTTATTGTCATAAGTCTCAAGAATTACTGATGGATTGCGAGCAACAATAGTTGCACCATCAGCAATATCAAAGAATAGTTCAACAGGATTTGAATCTACGGTCACGCTAGTGAGTGATGCTTGATTGCCAAGAGAAACAGTTTCGCCAATCTGGAAGAACTGTGCTGTCTTAACTCTTACATATACAACAGCACCATTAACTCTAGCAATAGTTCCAGATGCTTTAGTAGTTACTCCCTTGATAGTTTGACCTGCTTGGATTTCAGTTCCGCCGTTTCCTGAAAGTTGGAATTGATAAACTGGGTAGAATTTGATGATCTGATCTCTTCTGCCAAATCTATCTTCCTGACCACTTGCGTTTTCAACTCTGGAAGTAGATGTCTTAACAGAAGCAGAAGACAAATCAATCAGTGGCGATAGATGGGAAACTGTGGAAGTCATCACCATCTTATATGTCAATGACTGATTTAAACTATTGAGTGTCTCATTAATCTCGGATGCGATCAACTTTTGATTGGTGAAATATTGTGGTTCATTCAGGAAAGTTCTTTCATATTCTGTCTGAGAATATGAGGTATAATTTGTTGTTGCCGAATCAGCAGGAACTACATTGGTAGTTTTGACATAGTTCTCAAGTTTTGTTCCAGTGAATGAAAGGTAATTGACTTGAGGATATAAAGTTTCAAACTTTCTGTTGTGTGATGCATAAACATTAGTTCCACCACCAAATGCATTGCTAGAAGCGTTTGCAGTAGAAGTAATGTTGTATGTGTCAATACCACTGTTTGAAATCTTAAACAGGTTGCTGTTCAAGATGTCAGAGGTAACACCGCCTGTCTCTTGTGCAGTTCTGTAGAAGACATATGACTTACCAGATGTCTCAAATCCATGGTCTCTGTGTGAAACCTTAACAATAGCATTGTTGTTCTTGAATAGTTTTGAAGTAGCGTTGGTGTTTGCACTAGCATTAGTTTCAAATGGATTGTAGTCAAGAAGTTCATAACCCAAGTTATCATTCTTAAGTAGAAGTTCTGCAGGTCTGCTGATATCAAACTCTGCACGATATAGAGTGAACTTAAGATCTTCAAAAATATCTTCTGTCCAACTCTCGGTATTTTGAGACTTGTAAACAGATCCTAGTGATGGTTGAGTTGTGATAACAGTGCTGGTAGCAATATCAGTAGCACCTAGTTTAGATGACCAGAGCATATAATCAGTAGAATCTGTTTCTACAACCAAAGCATACTCGGTATCATTTTGTAGATATACTGGATATTCAAACCCAAAGTGTGTTGGAGTTGTGGACTGCGTAACTCCTTCGTTATCGACCGCTACACCCATTCTAACTGCTGGTGTGTCAATCTCAATGAAGGTTTGGATTTCGCACCCTCCAGCGCCATTTCCGACGCCTTTGACGACGACTGAAGGAGCTTCGGTATATCCAAATCCAGATAGAGAGACCTCAGCATTATAGATTTTACCACCAGAGACTTTGATTGCTGCAGTAGCAGTAGATCCACCAGGAAGTTGTGGGCTTTCGATAGTTAGGATTGCACTATCATAGTTTTGTCCTGGGTTAGTAACTCTAACCTTAGAGACTTTTCCACTATCCTTAGCAATCGTAATCTTTCCAGTAGTTCCCTGGGTAGCATTTGCTGTAGTTACAGATGGAATAGTTAGATCTTCATTCTGAACGAACGACTTACCATTGTGATTGCTAAGAACGAAAGTATAAACTTGCTCGTTTGTGAGACTATACTTGCCAGATGAAGTAGCGACTAATTCAACGTTATTCTTATCAAAGATCTTGAGAATAGGTCCAGAAGCAGCAGAACTTACTCCTGTAACATTTTCTCCCTTGTAAACAGCAACATCACCATTAGCATAGCACTTAAGGAATGTATTAGGTGATAGAACCTTCTCAGATCCAGGAACAACATTCTTTCCTGGTTTCTCTGCATCTACATTAGTTAGGTATGCTTTAACTGGAATATTGCTGCTCTTCTTACTGAAGTAAAGATCAATACCAGTTACAAAGCATCCACCCTCTAGATTTTCAACTTTAAATGTCTGTGCTAGTGGGTTTGGTCTTACTGGGTTGTCAGTATTGCTTTCGATCAACTGAACACCTTCATTTGACTTAAAGTATGAAGGTTTGGTGGATACGATTGTTCCTGGGTTCTCTGGAAGAATACCAGTAGCATAGTATTTGACTTCGGTATAACTATCAACTTCATCTTTGGGTGCATTGGTAGCACTAGAAGTAAATCTGAAGGTTAAGATACCAGAAGTAATTGATACTTCCTCTGCATTTGTATCATAAGATAAAGTATCTACGCTGCCGTTCCAAGTAGCATTTTCAATTGGTGGGAAACCAGCAGGAAGAACAATCAAACCAGATGCATTTCCATACTCATCCGTGGTGATTGGACCATTGAATGCTGATAGAGAATTGCCTGCAAGACCAGTAAATCTTAGATCTGGATTGACCCAACGACTGATATCTCTTCCTTCTAGGAACACATACATCTTGGTGTTGGGTTTCATTCTCCTGATTACATACTTAACAGGAACACTTCTTGTAAAGAATGATAATGAATTTGAAACAAGACTTCCTCTTACGTTCTTCGTTTGGACACCTTTACCAACATCATTATTTTGTGGACTGATGTTTGAAGAACTAGAAACAGATGCAGATTGAACCTTTGTAGATGCCTGCTGACTGTTAACCTCACCTAGAGAATTGATTGATGTAAATGAAGGTGAAGATCCGACCCAGTTAACTACGAATGAGTTGTGAATACTAGCAAATGCTTCTTTAACATTTTCCTTTGCTAAGAAGATGTTAAAGAGACTTGTATTTGTATCGACAACTAAAGGTTCTTCCGATTGATCATACCACTGATCGATTGATGGAGATAGTTCACCATCTCCAACATACTGAAGAACAACAAATGGGTTTGGATTGATCTTTGTTGACGCAAACTCATTACCAAGTAGATTTAAGTTTGAGTATGGCAGAGTAACAACATTATTAACTTTCTTGTAACCAGAAACTGCTCTCTGGTCTTCTCTTGCATTAACTTCAACTAGTTTAATGCTATCTTCTTTAGACTGTGGACGAAGAACGGATTGCTGAGGATCAATAGCACATGCATAATCAAGTGAGGTCAGATTACCAACGCTGTGTGCTTCAAAGTTATCAACAAAGAAACCAGACTTAAATCTATCTAGACCAACCTCATCCTTGACCTGCATGTTGAGAGCTTGTTGCTCAAGAATACTAAGAGTGGTGTAATACTCAAGACGCTCAATGCGCTTTTCCAACTTACCGATATCGCGCATTGTGTAGCGACGATTATCAACGGGAGTAATTCTTACATCCTTGCTTGTCTTGGTGTATGCAGGAATATATGCATAGAATAGAGGAACTGCATCTTCAATAGGATCTGGTTTGGATGGGTTGAGAGAAGAATTGCCTTCTTTTACTAGGAACTCTCCTTTCTTGTTAAGGAATACGCCATCAATACGATCTAGATACTGGATCTGACTGAAGGAGAAAGTATACTCGATACCAGCATCTGGAGCAGGAGTGCTAGAAACAACAGCGCCAGGACCAGCAAATGCTCCTTCAGTAACTTCTAACAGTGACTTATCTAGATAACCTGGGATAATTGCTGTGGTGTCTACCTTGGGTCTAAAGTCAATTACATTTTTGAGTTCTACATTACCAAGAACAGGAGAGTTGAAAGAAGGAATTTCATCTTCTGGAACTCCTGCTTCGTGTAGGTAACTGTCAATAGTCACAAAATCACCCTGAGATTGCTCAAAATAATCAAAAGCAATAACAAGTTGTCCTACAGATGCTTCAAATCCTGGTTTGAGAACTAGTCTTGAAACATCATATACGGTGTCTCTTTGACCGTCATCAAATGTATATCTAGAAGTAACATCAGTTCCAGAAACTAGATTACCAGCAGTGTCAACATCTGGAGCCTGTGAAGGAGTTCCTTCATAGACATATCTTAGTTTGAAGACATCGGAATATGAGAGGGTCTCGATAACTTCAGTATCGTAATCAGATCCTCTAAGAGGAATAACTCGGTCACCAGATGATGTAACAACAATTCTCTTATTTCTTACAGCAGTCTTAAGTCTTGGTTTTGCGTTAGATACTTCTAGAGTTGCGGTTAACTTAAGTTTAGGGAACGCACCATTCGAAGGAATAGTTCCAAAATAATCGGACGTTAGTTGTAAACTAATAGATCCAGAAGTGAGACCACTAGCAGTATCGGTAGAAGATGAGATTTCTACAGCATCGGTAGGAATATAAATGATATCACCTTTGGCAATACTTGGAGCATCGCCTGGATCTAGAACAGTGATGATATAGTTTTCTTCACTGAATGCTGCAAACCTTTGTGTTCCAAATGGCAACTGTGCTGCAAATGTAATCGTTCCACCAGAAGTAGAAGCGGTTGTCACAAAATCTCTACGGAAGTAATACTTGATCTTAGTATCATCTCCACCAGCAGAAATTTGTTCAACTTGCTTACTGCCAGTTGGGAACAACAGTGTGCCACCATTGGTATTTTCTGGTCTGGGTCTTAGACGAACGATACTAGTATTTGTTACATCACCAGGAAGAGCGGTGTCTAGATAAATTCTGGTTTTAGCAGAACCTGCTGCCTGAGTTGCATATTGAACAATTGCACGAACTAAATTGTTATCTTGATCGGAGAATTGAATTAGGTCTCCTTGCTGAACAAGACTGGAAGCATCGGCGCTGAAACTCGTTGATTCGACAAACATCGTGCCTTTCTTACCGAAGAAAGTGTAATCAGTTACAGCAGAGATGTTTGAATATGATTGATTATCTACAACCAAATCAGCACTAAACTTGTTGCTACCACCAGAACCATAAGAACCACCAATAGATTTAACATTTTGTGGCGTGTATGTGGTAACAGCATTTCTAACTAAAACAGCACGAACAGCAGCAGCACCTGCACTGTCTGTAGTTCCAGCAATTACAATTTCTGGTGGTTGCGTAAATTCTAAGTTTCTGAGAGCAGCTTGGTTGTTGATTGCTACTTTATAGATTTTACCGCCATAGACAGTTGGTTCGATCTTGGACGAATCATACTCAACTCCATTTAATAGGATGGTAGCTCCAGCAGAATAACCAGATCCCCTCTCGATAACAGTGAAGTGTGAGATAGTATTATCTTTTGCAATCTTTACCGTATTAGAATCTTCATCTCTGATTGTTTCACCAGACTTGAAGTTTCCAGAAATCGTCTTAACAAAAAGCAGTCTGTCTGTTGAATAAACACCAGAAGCAGGTCCTTCAACAACACCATATGCACCGCTTTCTAAACCAAATACATACTTACCTTCATCAAATCCAGCAGGAACAGTTTCTAGTAGAATTCTGGTAAAGAATTGTGGATCAAAATAAGAGAAACCAAAGATGCTGTTGTAGGTCTCAGATCCACCACCAAGACGACCTTTCGATAAAACAACATCAGAATCTGAATTAAATCCTTCTCCTCTCTTTTTGAGGAAGAAGTTGCTTGGTTTTACTTTACCAATAACTGGAGTAACTGAACTTCTGTAATCTACTACTTCTGCCCAATAATCATCATTGTCTTGAGCATCTCCATTTGAAAGGAAGATCTTTCTCTTCTTTTCGGAATCTCCTTCATCATATTCTAGGAGTAAGTTCTCCAATTCTGCTTTGTTGCCAAATACAGTAAGTTCTAGGAATTGCTTGTTTGCATTATCACTAATTCCAGGTCTATTGATAGTAGCATAAGCAAGAGTTGTTACCGTTCCAATATCAGTTGCTGTTCCATCAGCACTTCTAGATTTGATAAAATAAAGTGTTTTATATTCTGTCTGGAAGTTGGCATCTGTCAATGCACCCAAAGTAGGTTGACCATTAAGACCAAGAACATCTAAAGTGATAGTCTTAATAGCATCATTTGCTGTAAATGTAAGACCTCTTCTGGAAACAGTCTGTCTATGATCAGTGGTTGCCTCTGTTCCATTTACTCCAATAGAACCATCAGAGAAGGTGCTATAAAGGAAAATATCTGGATATGCTGTAAGATCAGACCCTTCTTTGTTTAGTGGAACGCTACCGAAAACATTGGTAACAGAGAAAGATGGGAGACCTTTTGTTTTTAGAGTAACATTGTCACTAGTTAGACTTTCTCTTGCTTTGTTAATCTCAAGATACTTAGTCTCTTTATTGACAATCTCGTATCCTTTAATATACGCTTTACCAGGACCAATGCTAGCAACCATTTTTCTGGAAGCTTCGCTAGCATTGTATCCATTGTAAAGACCAAACTCATCAGCGCCATAAAGACCTTTATTGCCGTCTTTTTGTACCCACTCACGAATGTCAATGTCAAAGTTATCTACAACGTAATCGCCACTTTCGTCAAATGTTCTGCGAGCAAGGGTTTGCTCAAGAACACTGAAGTCTGTAGAAGTAACTTTTCTTTGAACAACTCCCCTCTTAACTGTGAGAAGTTGGATGAAGTTTTTATCGGTGATTGCATCTAGAGCAAACTCTTTCATCTCTAGACTAATTTTTAGTCTATGTGCTCCAGGTGCAGTGTAATTAGAAGATCCAATTGCATTATCATATAAAGAAGCATCTGCTTCTGGGGTTACAATCTCTTCTTTAATTGTAAATCCTACTTTTGCAGATGGTTTGTCATAGTATTCTTCAATGACAAGAAGTTGCTCGTCATTTCTAACAAAATATCCATTAACAAAGTAAATACCTTCCTGCACTTTGACTGCAGAAGCAAATCCCATTGCAGGACTTTCTAGAGAAGTAACTTCTCCTGTATCTGGATTGGTTACTTGAATGCTAGTAGGTAGAACACTGCCATCAGTTCCAACAACTAAGAGTGGTGTATTAACACCATTTACTACTTCCAGTGTTTCACCTTGGCGGAAAGTTGGTTCAATATTTGAGTTACCACTATTAATATAGCTAACAAAAACCGTATCTGCACTGCTTTCGGTTGCTAATTTTGCAGATAGAACAGTTCCTACAACACCAGAAGTGAGACCTTGGAGTTGCTGCCCAACTAACTGAGTAATATCATACTTTTTGTAGACAATATCAGTGCCATCGGAAACAGCAACTTCTGAAACTGATGATAGTTTTACATAGTCTAATTTTGTGTTTAAACCTACCTCACCAGGAATTACCTGTTCTCCCTGCTTAAAGGCATATTTACCAAAACTCTCAATTTGGTTTTGGAGAATAGATTGAACTTGAGTTAATTCCCTACCTTGAATAGAGTAACCAGGACGGAAGAGAATCTTATAAAAATTCTTATTCGCGTCAAAGTCCTCGTAATAAGGATTTACATTGAGGTTAGTCTTCTGAGGCATTGTACTCCGCCAACTACTAGTATCTAGTCCCTAGTATTTAGTAGAGATAAAAAAAATCCCCCATTTCTGGGGGGATTTGATAATGTCTGATAAATCAGAATTCGATAACTAGTTTGATATCTTCGATCTGGTCGGGAGCACGAGTGATAAGACGGCGGTTCTCGATGTAAATTACTTCACCCGAGTTGTTTTCAATCTCTGTATTTGCTAGACCAGCAGTAAATGTTACACCCAGAAGTGTACCAGCATATCCAGTATCTACGGTTCCAGAAGCAGCAGAAGTTTCTCCAGTAACAGCATTAGCACCATTGCTTTCAAATGCTCTTACAACACCTTGATCTGTGTGAGCGTCGTTTGTTTGGATATACTTAAGAACGCCAGCAGTAGTTGAACCGCTATCAAGTGTCCAGGAAACAACGGTGCCATATGCAGTTCCGCCAGTTACTGTCTGAACAATCTTTTCATCAATTGCAAAATCTGCAGTTGCACCAGTGATCTTAAGTGACTTGAGACCAGAGAGGGTATCAGCGGTTGCGAATGTTGTAGTTCCTTGATTATAAGGATCAGCAATGATACCGATACGACGGAAATCGTTGTCTACTGGGAAGTCTCCAGAACCTTCAGCATAAGTTAGGCGAATGTTTGTCATTACGCGCTTACCATTGAGTTCTTCTTCGTGATCTGAGCCATGACCACCTTGAGGAGGAAGAATTGCTTCTAGAGCAGCGTTTCCGCTGTAACCACCAACACCAGTAGCCAACCCAGCATCACTGAATAGATTACCAACTCCTAGAAGGATATTTGCATAAGTGTAACCAGATCCACGGGACTGGATACTTGCAGAAGTGATAGTGCCAGAACCGTTTGTTACTAGTTCTACAACACCACCATTTCCATCACCTTTGATTGCAGTATATAGTGTTTGTGAAATAGGAAGACCTGCACCAGCATCTTCGATGACTACTGTATCAATTGCACCAGAAACTGACAATGCTTCTACTGCTTGACGTGAAGTGTTGCTGCCGAGAACAATTGGCATGAAGTCTGAAGAGAGGAACTTCAGAACATCATCTGTTGGGATGGTATACATGTATTTCCAGATGTAACCAGCACCAGTGGTTTCTGTATAGAGACCTGTTGCTGCATCGTAGTTGGGAGCACTTGTAAATGGTTCTTCCGTAGCGTTTTGACCAGTTGTGTTTGAAGGATTTTCGCCATTGAATAGACACTTGAATACTTCATACTGGGAGTTCATTACATAGAACTTAGCATCAGCGATAGAAGCAGCACCAGTTGCAGCTTGCTTACCAATCTGACCGCCACCACCAGGAGTATCTGCATAATCTGGTTTCCACATGTCAAACTTAGGATTAGCAACTAGATCCCAGTTGTAACGACGGATAACTGTTCTTGCGAAAGCATCGGTAATACGCTTTGCGGCGATAATTTCGTCATACAAAGCAATCTTTTCTCTTTGGTTGTCGAGTGGAAGAGGAGGAATGTCTTCAGTTGCATAACGATAAACGCCAGACTTAGCAGTAGCACCAGTGTCGGATCCACCTGCACCACCTGTGCGACACTTGAGATCAGATCCCAACGCTGGAGCAGAGTTAACACCGTTGCTGCCAAAAACGTCGGTTAGAAGAAGGGCACTATCATAAACAGCAGCAATTGTGGCACGGAAAGTAGTGGAACCATATGTTCCTACATACACTTCATCGCCAATTGTAAAAGAAGTAGCATTCTTGGAATAAATTTCTAGGTATGCTCTCCATGGTTGTGGACGACCCACGAAGAAATACATTCGTGAACGCTCTGCACTAGTGTCAGTCGCGCCCTCAGTGAGAGATTCTAGGAATTGCTTCGCGTTAAAAATACGAAACTTATCAGAAATAATAGCAGCCATGGGTTTCTTTGTCCGACGTTGTAATTTGTGCCTGAGTTATTTATATTTATGTGGTTATTTAGTTAATTGCAAACGGTATCACTTCATCGCCACTTGAGATAGTATTTGGTCCAGATATGACTGTGCAACTATTGAAAGATGTATTTGACTTACTGGTGTAAGAAATGAGAGTTCCTTGTGCAGTAAAGAGATGACCACTATCTGGGAAATATGCAGTGTTATTGACATTCAGAATGAATGGAATAGTTCCAGTAAATGCACTGTGAGTAACTGGATTATTGATAGATGGACGAACCATAGTAAAGTATCTACCAGACTTCATGTAACTAGAACTGTGTCTTTCAGTGAAATCTCCAATTGTCAGTGCGGGATAATAAATTTCCATATCGCCAATTGCAATTCCAGAAACACTCATGACACCACTGTCAACAAATACATCACCAAAATTGCCAATAGAAGGTCCTAGTTTTGCTAATGTGTAATCTCCTATATACTCAATTTGCCCAACAACAAATGTGAAGTTGTTGATAAGAACTACGTTTCCGTTTCTTTGCGTGACATCTTTGGATGCTAGTTGAATTGTAGCTCCACCTCTCAAAATAATTTCATCAGTGAAGAATACCTCTTCGACATATCTATCAATAAATCCAGTTTCGGGTGGTTTAACAACAATCTCTACTTGTTTTCTGACAATAGAGAATTCTGCTGGAGCAGAAATTTGTCTTTGTGTCTGTCTTTCAAATCCACCAGCGGAAGCAGATGCACTTACCATCGTAACATCACTTTCACTCTGAATGGTTAGAACACCACCGAATGCTACAGATACAGGATCTGGGATTTGACGTAAGAAAGTTCCAGCAACCCAGTCTTGAGCAATTGTATTTTGCTCTCCTCTTTGTACTTTAAGGAAACGATCATCAATCTTGCGATAGTAGTAAACTACCTCGTCGCCAATTAACAAATATCCAGAAGTCTTAAATTTGCTAGTGTCTGCAATGTATATGATGTCTTCGCTGGCGTCAAGATCAATTTGTAGATAAGCACCAACTTCAAAGAAGTTAATATTATCAATAGCGTCATTAAGAATAATATTTTGGAAAGATGTAGTAATCTGTCTGCTAGCAGATACAACAGAAGTTGATGTAATGTCTTCAATTGGGGTAGCAACTATAGAAACATATTCACAAACATCTTTAAATACATCAATTTTCTCTACTGTAGTAATCAGTGGAGCAGTATATCTTAGGAATGGTCCAGTTATACCAGCAGAAAGGTTAGTTCCAACTTCCTTTTCTAACTGAATTTCTTCTTCTAGTTCCCAATCTACCTGTTTGGGACTATTTGCAACAATAGCAGATGTTGCAAATCCCAGTGGTGGTGGGAAACTGATAAGATCAACAGTTGAAGATATAATTATACCAGCAGTTTCAACATATGGATTAACCGAAATATTAATAAGTGATACGCCGATGTCTCTTTCCGCAAGAATTTCGTATCTTCTGGAAACAACTATTAATGGCGCTTCATCATACTCAGATCCACCATCAATTAAATCGACGCTAATTACCTGACCTTTGCTTACTAAAACATTTGCTCTAGCACCACCGCCATTTCCAGTTTTTGGAATAAACTTAATAACTGGTGGTGTGTAGTATTGATATGCAGTAGGTTGTGTTATTGGATCATAACTACGCTGGTTCCATTCTAATCTTTCAATTCTTCCAGTAAGATTTCCGTTGCCATCTTTTTCCATGATGGCAACAACAGAAAGACCTTCTCCTCTTGTTACTCCAGTATATGTTTCAATAGATACGGATGCATAATTATCACCAGAAAGTGGATTATCATTTCTCCCATCTTTACTAGTTACAATTGCTGGGAGTTGCTTGATAGATCTAAATTTATCTTCTCCCTCTACACGAATTTTATCACCATTTGCAAGATATACAAATGGATTTCTATAAGATTTACTAATAACTGTTCCTTTCCATAGAGCACTATCATCTCTCAGAAGTTTTCTTCCTTCATCATCTGTGATAAGTGATAATGCAGACGATGTAATATCACCATCATTAATAATGTATTGAATATCGTATCGACCTTTAACTGCAAATACAAAGTCTAGTCCATTTTCAATGTATCCATTTTGAGATTTGATATCAAATTCAATCGTTCCCGAATTATTAAAGAAATTGTAAACTTCACCAATAACATTATACGTTCCATCTCCTCTTTGTTGCCATAAGTGAATTGGAGACCCAATCTTATCTCCCATCCAAATATAAGATCCAAAGTCATTAATAATAGTAGATGTTAAACCAGAAATTTCTAATTTTCCTCTTGAATAATAAGTATCTGGTGAAAAATCGTAGATATTCAAAACCTGACCAACATCTCTTCCATAGAGATATCTCAGGTCAATCTTCATTTCACTTTGAATTGGAACATTAAAATAAATGTTTGGACCAGAAATTGTGTAAGAGTATCCTTTTCTCTGTAGAACGCCATCTAAGAACACATAAAGATTATCTTCTGATTCGATGTTCTGAACGGTGTTATCTTCAACATCGAGAATTAAGAATGGACCATTTCTTACACCATCTACAAGATCATAATCAATTGTCAATCTCTTGTAGTTTCCGACACCAATACCAACAATTTTTTCAACGGCAGTTGGTTCTCCAATGGTCTTTGCACTAAAGTCTTGATCCCAGATAGGAGCAACATCAAACTTGATGATATTAGGAATAACAGTTCTGTCGATAAAGTATGCATCAAATAGTGGGAAGTTCTCTGTATACTTTGGTCTTTGTAATACAGCATTAATTGTCAAGAATAGATCTTCATCTTCTTCGACAATTACTTCGGAACCATCTTCCCAATACAACTCAAATTCTTTAGTTTCGCCATCAATATAATCGGGGAGTGTTCTGGTAACTGCCTCTTGCTGTAGAATATCATCGACATTTGAAGTCAGAGAATCAACAGAAGAAATTACGTCATTGCACTCTTGTGCTAGAAGTAAAGGATCTCCAATGATGTTATAATTGGAATAAGTTAGTGTCTGTGACCAGTTACCCGCCTTGTTTGGATTTTGGTTTGTTTTGCTGACCAGACCTTTGCCTTCAGAGAGAATAGTGTCAACAATACTATTATAAGTGTCGAGAGCACCTTCTACTTCAACACAATAAGGACTTTGACTATCAACCAAAATGTTATTGTCAACAACTGGAGCAATAGCAGTGTAAGTTCCAGCACCAAGAGTATTTCTCATTGCTTGGACCATCAAGTCTTTTGCATACTCAAATGTAGCAAGACTTTCTGTTAGTTCGTTGTTAATGAATAGTAAATTCTCGGATTCTGGATATTTTGCTTTTACATAGTAAAGTTGTCCAAATTCAACAACTTTCTCATTTCCACCAAAGCGGAGATGATAAACATATGCATCAACTAAGAAACCAAGATCTCTTTGGCACTTAGTTCCTTTTGAATTCCAATCAACACCAGGATATGTTGCTTGTGCCCATCCGATTGCTTCCTCTTGAATATATGCCTTGTTTGCTTCAATCAAATTAGCAGCATCGTAGAAAGTGCCGTTATTAATACCACTCCACGAGAAGGTTGCCTGATCGGTTCCAGAGAAGGATACTGGTGCAGTAACAGTGACACCAGGAGGAACACTAAATGTGTTTCCAGGAGCAACAGCACCTGTATTGGTAGCAAAAGATCCACTAGTTGCCGCTCCACTTAATGAGGTAGTTCCCTGAGGAGCGCCGCCGCCTCCAGCGGAGTTTGATAATGCACTTTGACTTAGAGTGACTTGTGTTGCACTGTCAATAGAAACAATGTAAGTTCCAGATGGGAATGCTCTACCAGAACTTACAAACATACCTATAGCGAGATCATCAGTATCTGTAACAGTCATGGTTCTAGAACCTTGAATGTATGTTACATTACTGTCTGTGTAATCCCAGTTTCTAATAGCAAGTTTTGCTAGTCTTGCCGAATACTTAAAGATACCAGTAGATTGAGATCTATTGTTTTGAATGTATAGATAATCGCTATCTGTGTTAAAGATAGAAGTATAGTCTACAGTTTTAATGTTTCCACCAAATCTAAGGTCGTGCTCATATGCATCGAGAATAGAACCGATGTTTACTTCGTAATCATCTTGCTTTGTGCTCCAATCTAAAGATGGATATGTTGCTTTTGCATATCCAATAGTTTCTTCGACAATGAACTGACGATTTCTCTCAACCTGATTAGCAGCATCTAACCACCTGCCATTACGTTGGAAGATGTTTCTAATTTTCTTGAAGTATCTTGCATTATACTGATTATCTTTAAATGCAACATACTTTCCATAGAAAGTAACACCATTATAATATGTAATATCAGACTGTCCTTCTCCAGTTTGTTTCTGATATGGTCCGAGAGGTGGTTGACTGAAGATGATACGATCACCAGATACAGTGAAAGCAACTCCTGGTTCTTGTAGGACACCATCTAGACTAATTACTAGATTTCTGTCACTATATGGACTAAATGGAACTCCGCTGTCATTTAAAATCTGGAATGATGTTGTTCCTTGCAACCTACCGTCAGTATCATAGTATCCATCAAAAGGTGCAGAAAGCGATACTTCAAAAGCACGCATTTCATTGAACAAGAACTCGCTAGTAGCAGCAGAACCAAATCCTTTACGAATTCTTTGGTTTTCTACCTTTTGAATAATCTGAGTAACAGTTCTGGTAGTGTTCTCTACAGTAATCTTATTCTTTGTAGGATCCCAAAGTTGAATGATTGAGAAATGAGATGCTTTTGGTGTTTCTGCTGGCATCTCCACTGGTGCCGTCGCTTCAACATCAACTTGACCAAATAGTTTAAATCCAGCAGGGTGAGTTGTAGACTTAATTAATTCACGCCATTGATCAATTGGTGTCTTGGATTTTACAACATACGAGTAGTCTTGATAGAAGAAGCTATCCAAGATCTTCTGATTTGATACTCCAAGTTTTCCTCTATCAGACTTGAAATATCCAATGTTGTCATAGAAACCAGTGATTTGTTCTGCGAATGTGCTTACAAAAATTGCTTTAATTGTAGCAGATACTGGAGAATTGAGAGACTGGACAGTTTGGTTTTCTCTGAAAATACCTTCTACATTCTCCACCTTCAGTAAGTTTGAACCAAATCTCCATTCGGACACTCTAGCACGAGCAACTTCAGTAGATCCAATTCTTTGAACTACAATCTCACCTTTACTAAAATCTCCATTGAAGTTAGAAAGTGATAAAACTGATTTGGTATTAAATGTCGATGCTACTGTTCTGTCTCTATGGAATGCACCACCATTGTTGACAATAGAAACACTTCTTGGAATTCCAATAGTTTGACTTTCTACAAATGCTTCAACATCGCTTTCGACAATAGCAATTTCTGGAGCAAAGGTATATCCAACACCAGGATTATCAATAGTAATGGAGAAAATCTCCCCATTTCTCACAACAATTTTAAACTTCGCATCAACACCATCACCATTAGTAATAATAACCTTTGGATTTACATAATCTGATCCTTTCTCGTCAATTCTAATACCAACAATAGTGCTGGTAGGAATATCAAATAAAACAGTAGCAGAAGCTTTGAAGTTCTCATTTGGATCTACGCCGCTAATTGCTGGAACTTTTTTGTAATTTAATCCTAGATTTGTGATTGCAAATGAATTGATTTCACCAATAGCGAACTGACCAGTAGTAGTATAAGAAATGGATCCAGAACCATCCCAAAGAGGCTCGCTATTAATATCATAAACAAAACGAGTTGGGGTAACATAATTGAGAGTTTTTACTCCTTGTAGTGGGTCTGTAATTATTTTTAGAGAAGCACCATCTGCCTGAACAATACCTTTTCTATCATAATAGTAGAAATTGGTAAAGTTAGTGCCAGTTTTTGTTTGATATGCATTGCCAGCAAGTCTTGCACCAAAACCGAACTTGACATCAGTAAATGATCCTGCATTTCCAGGAAGAATTGTAGATGCTGTTTTCTCTACAGTTTCTAAGTTAAAACTTCTGCTTGGGGACATATCAAAGTATGTTCCAGTCAAAGAAGAGTGTGAAGTATCAAAAACATACTTGTAGAACTCTTGAATATTGATATTTGGATTTGGAGTGAATGATATGTTATCTTCTGAGAATTCAAACTTATAATTCAAATCACCAGCAGATCTCACAGCAACAAGTCTGGAAGGAGTGCTGCTATCAAAGAAACTGGAACTTAGAGTTACTTCATTTGCATTTGTTATCTGCGTAGCATAATCATAAACAATTGTAATTTTTTGGGTTTCTCTATCATATGATTGGACATATCCAGAGTTAGCACCAGCAAAAATTTGGAAGTTTGGATCAAAGTTATATCTTGGTTGATACAAAGATACTAATTGACCATCATAGTGATCAATTGCTGTGGTTCCTTCTCGTGCAGTCAATACAGTAAGAATACTACCAGAAATTGAGGAAATTTCTAAAATCTCATTGCTAATAGAAATAAGATCTCCTTCCGCATACTTAGTTGCATCATCAACAATCAGTTGAGTAGACCCTGCAGAAAAACCTACATGGTCAACATAGATAACAAGACGCATTGTGCTTAAAGAAGCACCTGATCTTACTAGACTTTCATCATCAACCTCAAGATAATCTGCTTTTCTATATCCAGATCCTTTCGTTTGAATTTGAACACTAGAAACAACACCAGCATCAGAAACAACAATGCTTGCTGTTGCGCCAGATCCAGTTCCTCCTGTCAAAGGAACATTATTATATGTTCCAGGAGTGTAATCTGCACCACCATTCAATATCTGAAATCTACCAACACCAGTATCATTAATAGTGGTATTGATTTTTTGAGCAATAAGAGTTGCTTCTTGATATAATCTCTTTCTCAAGTAATATGTCTTTGTCTTTGTTGCATCGTCTGGATTGATATCAATGGTTACTTTGTCACCAATACCAAGACCATGTGCAACATCAGTTTCAATTAGAGCAACACTCTGATTGACTTCAAATGGTTCTAAATTGTCGCTGAGTGAAGTTAGAGTTACAATTCTGGATCCAATGGTGTTGAATAGATTGCTAGACTGAATAAAGTAATCCTCATCTACAATCCAAGTTCCTGTAAGAACTTTAATTTTAACAACATTTTGACGATTTGTGCTTTCTAATACTTCTGCGGTAGCAATTGGTGTGTTGACACCATCTGTTAAACTTAGTGTAGCACCTTCTGTATATGAACTATCTTGATCTACCAAGATTGAAAACGTCTTGATATCAGCAGAGAATGTGCCTGTGGTATCAAAAGTTCCAACAACTTCCTTGAGAACGATTACATTATCACTTGCTACAGTTCCAACAATTTTGCCAGACGCACCAGAAGATGGTTGTCTTAGTGTATCATCAGCAAATAAGAATGCTGTTTGAATTGTTGTAAGTTTTACTACTTTTGTTTCTTTACTTTGTAGATAATCGACAGACTTACCTTTAACCGAACCAATATTTGCCTCTACCTCAGAACCTTCGGTTCCTTGGTTATCAAAATATACTTTTGAATTTACAGAGAAATTAGAAGATGATCTAACAACATCAATATTATCAATAGTTCCCGATGAAACATCAGAAATTCTAGCAATTAAACCTTCTCCATTCCTAGACATGCCAGGAACATAATATCTCTTTGCATTCTTTGGAATATCATTCTGATTAATGGCAGAATTATAATTACTATCTACTGGAAGAGAATAGAAATTGGCACCTACAATATATGGGAACTGTGGTGTTTGATTGCTATCGATAGTAAGAAAATAAGCATAAACTCCATTTGGAAATTCTGGAGTAATACAATATCTTCCATTATTTTCGTCTAAAGATCCACTGCGATGAGTATACGCATAATCATCAATAAAAGATCCAAGTGCATATGTATTGACAGAAGGACCGCCAGAACGAGAATTCTTGATAGAATAACCAGATGTCATTCTAACAATAGCAGATTGTGGGTCTAGTGGATTTTGATGTGCAAAAGGTCCATAGATTGGATTGCCATCATAAGCAAAACCAATAATAGGAGAGTGAACTTTATTTGCTGGTTCTGTTCCAGCACTATTCAAGTTGTCACTTAAAGCAACACGCAAAGCTTTTGGATTGGCAATATAACCATATCCATATTCTAATGCATTGTTATAATTTTGAAAAATGTAACCATTTTCTGTATCAAGAATATTTTTTAATTTTTCAAATCTATTGAAATTCCATTCTTTTAGAAGAGGAATACCAGCAGCACCTTCTCCAACAGGAATGATATCTACAATTACAGTTTGCTGATTGTAGAAATTTCCTCCATCGATTTTTTCAAATCCTGTAATTTTTCCATCACCATCAATAATTGCCTCATAGTTAGCAAATCTTCCTCTTCCCGCACTATCTCTAATTCTTACAATTGGTGGGGAAGAATAATATTCACCAGGATTGTCAATAACTAAACTTGTAACTTTTCCTCCAGTTACAATAGCACGAACTTCTGCTCTTCTTCCAGAAGTAATTGTAATCTCTGGGGTTGTTGGGAAAATATCATTAGTATCAACAATAACGCTCTCAACTACCTGACCTGCAAGAACTGCTCTTGCTTTATTTGGAACTTCATCAACTAAAACAAATGGAGGTTTTACATAACCTCTACCTTGAGTGTCAACTCTAATTTCTTCTAGTTTTCCGAAACGAATACTTTCAGTGTCTCTATAACTATAAGTTCGAACACCATTGAGAAGAATGCCAGTATCTGCTTTTGGTGTTTGATATCTTTCTGTAGTTGCAGTTGCTCTCTTTCGAATTAAACGCAAGATCTTTTGATCTAAAACAGTCTCATTGACAGTCGATCCATCTAAAATCTTATGTGATGGAAAACTAGATGAGGTAATATAGTAATATTGATCATCTTCGTGAATAGAAGTAACATCTGTTGGAACTTCATTCAACGATGATGCTACAGATGGTAAAGTTGGACTATTTACTGCTGCTCCAGTGCTCAATAACCAACGAGTTTGATTAGTTCCACTACGAACAATTTTTGGATCCGCAGTTGTAAATCCTGGTGCAGAAACTTGAATTGTATCACCGACACTAGAATATGGTTGAGCATCTTCTGGTGTAAGATTATATACAACACCAAGAATGATAAGAGTAACACCAGATCCAGAAATTTTTACTGGTTTGTATACAGAAGTTCCCGCCGTATGAATAACAGCACCAGATGGTTGTCTATTCTTAATGATAAATTGAGTTGCTGTTTTCTCTTCAAAGTCAATTGTTTCGTCACCAATCAAAACAGAACCTTTTTTGTCCCAACCTAAAGTAGAGAAAACATCAATTCTGTTACCAGTTGTAGCAGTTCCTAATAATGTTTTTTCCAGTTTAGTTTTTGTGGAAACAAAAAACTCACCATTTACAGTTTCTGGGGCAAGAACCAAATTAACAATTTGTTCTCCATCTCTTGTTCCATCTGAAGAAACATTATCTACCGTTGCAGAGGCATATCCATACTCAGATGTCTCGGTCTGAACTACTTGTCTGGCAATTAAATCGTTAACATTTCCAGAAACTAGTTTGCACTTAAGTGCATATACATTAATCCAATCAGCATTGGATGACTTATATGTGTAATCTTTTGGTTTATATACTTCTGGTTTGTTGTCAATATCTTGAGCAACAATTGTATTGAAGATAAACTTAATAGAACTGGTTGTTCCCTTTGCCTTGTAAAACTTAGAGATATTCTTGATTAATGTTCTCTTGTCTACTTCCCCCTTTAAATATTTTTCTGGAAATGAACCAAGATATTGCTTCTCAAAATTCTTTACTAACGCATAAAGAAAGAGATTGCTTACATTATATACTTTTTGTCCAGAATTATGAGGTGCTGCTTCTGTACTGCTAAAGTTGCTTGAATTATACAGATCACCAAGAGTTGTGTTACCACTAACACCCCTAGAGCACTCTTGTAGTTCTGTATCTGTTCTGGTAGCATAAAAAATGATTTCGTTATCAATTCTGACGTAACCATTCTTTTCTGGGAATGATTGTGCATCCTCTAAAACGATGGTTGTGTCGCTATCAGTAATAGAAGTTACTAGAACATCATTTTGCTTGAGGATGTTCTTTTCGTAGTAATCAATGTCTGCATATTTTTGGAGGTTGTTGATAACATCCAAAGTGCCACCTTGCACTTCCTGTGCTTCATAATACTTTTGCACAAACTTACTGAAAAGTTCATACTCCGTACTGATGAATTGAGGAAGCTGCGATTCGATTAGAGTGGAAATTCTCTTAGTCTTTACAGCAGGCATTTACTTACTCTTTATATGCAGTGAATGAGGAATTGGCAACATCAACATCAAGATAAACCTCGCGGAGTGCCTTGATATCATTAGAAAGTGGTTTTACTCTAACAGAGATACGATTGTCGAAGAAACTACCTTTGATGATAGTTAAATTATACATTTTAAGTTCGCCTTTGACATAATCAATATCGCCAACTTCGCTGTCAAGAACAACCTTTTCACCAGTTACGCTATCTAGTCTATATAGGACAATTTTACCATCCCTATCTTCGAGGTAGACATCAAAATTAGGATACTCAGTTACCCTAAACCCAGTTGTGGAAAGGACTGGATCGTCACAATCAACATCAAAAGCATTCTGGTAACAAATCTCATAGTAGAAGGTTGAATTGAGTTGAGGATAGAAATCCTTCCTCATTGTTACAGAAGTTAAATTAGAATTAATTGCTTGATCTGCATCGTCAATAACACCAATTGCTTTACTGTATCTAAACTTACCATTAAACTTTTCTGTATCAGCAATATCAAGATAAGATTGAACAGAAGCGATAACTTTATCTCTAATTTGAGCAGGAGTTGCGTCAGTCTTTGTTCTATCATAATAAATCTTACTTGTCAATTCTACAAATAGAATTGATGGATCAATGATAACTGGCTCAACCGATGCAACAACATACTTCTCTAATTCTGTAATAATTTCATTTTTTGTTAAAGATGTTAGATAACTTGCATCTTTTGGTTTTAGTGAAATGAATACTTTTCCATACTGTGGAGGGTCCTGATCTTCGCCTCCAAAGATGATGATATCACTTGTGGCAGGATATACCTGACGGACGATTGCTTCGTAGTCCTGGGCGGTTACAGCACGGTCCTGGGTGCCATATGCTTTGGGTGCGGTATACTTAATCTTCTGAGTGCTCTCAATTTCTTCTCCGCCAGATGATGGAGTAGTAGAAGTAATGGAAACAGAAACGTTTGGAGTAACACCATTTGGGTTCTCAAGGACACCAGAGAAAACAAATGTCTTTACACCATTGCTAGATGGTCCAGAAGTTGTGATATATGAAACCTCAACACGAGATCCATTCTCAAGTTTCTTTCCTAGTACTCCATCACCTAACAAAATTTCATATCTTTCGTCTTCAATTTCGTCTAAGAAAAATACTTTTGAATTTCCATCGATACCGAGAATATTATCTGCAACTAGATATGGTTCACTAAAACTACCACCACCAGGATAAACCTTTACTCTAATGGTATTTGTATCAATATTGCGATTGTCAAGAACAAATCTTTGCGTTTTGAGTGATGTATTGACAGTAAATGTATTGGTAAGGAACGTTCCCTCTCTTAAAGGAACATCAGTAAAGGTTGCAACACCGTTAGATACCTGTGCCGTAACATCATCAACGACAACATACTGATAAATGCTATTATCATATGAAGCAATAAATCCTGTTCCTTTCTTCAAAAGCAACTCAGTATCAGTTGTGGCGTTTTGATAAGTTGCTGTAAAGGTAATATATGCTGTAGGAGAGGTTGCGCTCTTGGGTCTGTATCCTAATTGCTTCGCAATCGCTACTACGTTGTCCCTGAGGGTCGCTGAATCAATGAATAGTTCATTGACCACCATGTTGGTGTTAAACGCCGTATAGTAGGTGTTATAGGCGAGTGTGTCGATGAGAGTGGATAATGCCGATCCCTCAAAATCATAATCAGTAAAATCTGAATTTGCTCTGAGATAATCTTTCAGAGCAGCTTTGATATCTTCAAAGTCTAAGTTAGCAACTTGTGTATATGGCATTATCGTGTGCGCTCTAAGAAGAATTCTACTGCTACTGGTGCATCTTCTCTACCAATAATGGTATACTTCAATTCAACTTGAAATCCGTTGTTATCAAAATCTGGAACACACAAGATAGCATTGATATTAATTCTTGGTTCATATCTGTTCAGAGTATTTCTGATTTCAGATTTGATTAGTCCAGCACTACCATAATCAAGTGGTTCGAATAATACCTTTTGAATATTACATCCCAATTGAGGTTGGAATGGTCTTTCTCCTTTCATAGTAAGAAGTAAGGCAGTAATCGATTGAACGATAGATGCCTTGTCTTTTACCTGAACCAAATCATCGGAAACAGGATGCTTCTTAAATGTTACACTCAGATCTTTGAATGTCTGAAAGGTCGGCATTTAGACACAGCAATAGGTTGTTTCTATTTATTCACTCGTGCCAACGCTCTACAAAATCGTCAAATCCGCCCGCTCCCCCACAAGGGCGTTCTAGGCGGTTCTCGGGGAGTGGGTATAGTTCTTCCTTCATCTTGGACTTACGACGCCTTGCAGCGGCATCTAGAAGGCGATCGCTGTCCGTTTCAGTAATGAGTGTCATACCTTCTTCGATAAATTCTTCACTTTTGTCTACTGGAAATAGTCCCATTGGTTTTCTCCGTTAGAAAGTTTGATTAGAACTTTTTACGGGGTTGCTATCCCTCTCGCTCGGCGTTTTCGGCGCTTAGGTCCAATGATTATTCGGTCTCTCCCACCAAAAGTGAAGATCCTCTACATTATCATCGTAATACAATGATACCAGATCACTCTTATATTTACTATGAATATTCTCACAGAGAGATAACGTGTAGCAATTCTTCTCGGAGAACTTCTCCATACTCTGAGTAATCCATGTGTAGTTGCCACCTCTGATGACACCTGCCTCACATAACACAAAGTTGTCCCAGTCCAACACCCACTCTGCAAAATTTAACTCAAAGTTAATCTGATACTGAGAGGGGTCTTCATCGGGAAATGGCACATTGACTGCCTCTATATGAAAAATCTCTCGATCCATTGATAATGAATGCGAGAGATGTTGTGTGACAATACTAGAGTAATCAGGAGAAACACACAAAAAGCATGTCTTACTAGGGTGAATATCCCAGTTCGACATCTTGATCTTGTATGACATCTCCTGAATGAGTGCCATCTCTTTATCCTGTGAGATGAACAGTAAATCCTTCATTACTTTCCTTGTCCGCGATAACGCTTCTTTGCCTTGTTTCGTGAAGTAGCAGCATACAGAGTGTTCTGCGAACACCCTTGGCGGGTCTTCTTAGGCTTGCTCTCGATAATCTTCTTGCCGCTCAAACCAACTTTTGCTCTTGCCATAGTTATAATGAATTAACCAATTACTATTGTAGGATACTTGAAAGGACCTGTCAAGGGTCTCGGTGTAGTCACGCCCGTTACTAACTTTGCCTCATCACCAGTCACTGCGAAAAGTTTACCATTGATTAACACATTCTTGTTAATTACTGGTTCTAATCTTCGTATCCCTGGTTGGCATACTCCAAGAACGTTTGTAGGCAACGGAGTGCCCTCTACTTCATCTAAGAGAATATTCTCGGCAACTGGATAGTGTTCTACCTTCTCCCCTTCGAAATATACGTTGGGACTGGTAGAAGACGATCCACCAAGTTCCTTTGCAGGAAATGTGCATAACCCATCCGTGCTGGGTGTGTCTATACAATCTGGACCAACTACGAATGCCATTACACTACTTTTGCAACAATTGCTAAATCTTTCTTAATCCCTTCTACATTGTTATGTAGATAATCTAAAGTGTCACTTAGAGATTCGTGCTTGTTACTGTGAGGTCGCCTGTACATCAATTGTGGTCTCTCCAGGGCTGATATCCGCTGGTCCAGGCTCTGCAACCTCTCTGACAACTTCAGGAGTGCTGTCTCCAATGTTTGCTGCTGCTTCTGTAACTCTTCCATCATTCTGATCACCTCGTAGGAACGCTTCACTTGCACGACTTTCGAACTCATCACAAAATGCGTCGAAATTTTCTAGAATTTTTTCAAAATCTTTGAAATTACTTTCCATAATGCTTTCAGTATTTGAGTGAAACTATCATTCTTTGAATATTTATTGGATGACCTTTTCGGGCGGTTTTGTCTGGCGACATTTTTTTGGAATTCATAGAATCGCCTCATCGAATTCCTCTGACGTATCGCTGCTGCCCTCTGAGATCCTTGGGACATTCTTTGACCTTTTTTCATGGGGAATTTTTCTGGGAATTTTTTTTATTTAAGAAGAATATTTCTCGCTCGTCTGGATACTTTTGTAGGTTAGGAGGGACCCATTGATTTTGAAATCGCTTGGCGCCCTTAAGTAACATTTAAGGGGGGCAATTAACTGTCCCCCCGTATACCTTACTGTCAGGCGCTAAGTGTAACTAATCGCCTCGCAATGTGTCGTGCTGTGTGTTCTTTAGGTCTGTAGGGGATAGTCATCACATTACCTGATTTGTGTGTCCATTTCTCATGCTTACTGCCATTGCGTTCCTTTATCCAACCGTGTGCAATTGCAAGGCGTTTGAGTTGTTTGTCTGTCATGTGGTTAGTGTAGAGAAATGCCTAGGTGCTAGGATGGGGGGCACGTGCCCTCTAGAGGTCTGCCATCATCTCGTTCATCTCATCAGCGTCGATCGCCACGCTGTCCCATGCCACGCCGTCGCCAGTCTTGACAAGGTGGCGACCGATCTGCCCGTCAGTCATGCAGCGAACGAACTTCTCCCACGGGGTCTCGTCATCAGAGCAGAACTCGACACATGCCTTAGCGGTGTTGTAGAGAAATTCATCGTTGCCGATCCACAGGGCAGCGTTCCAAGTCTCGTAGGTTGCCCAACCGTTGTAGGTGCTGAGGGTGCTGGTCATGTCGTTGTGTGTGTTTGTTTGTTGTGTGTATCCTAGTCGGTCTGCCGCTCAGTGGCGGTCGCTGATGTGCCAGACATCCGATTGTCCACTGGTGGCAACGCGACCCTCACGAACTGCCTTGCGATATGCTGCCTCACGGGCGAGTTGCTGCATGTAGGATGCCATGGCACCCTGCACAGCGGGGTCGTTGGCAGCGGTCTCGTTGGTCAGGAACATTCCGTTGTGTTGTTTGATCATGGTCTTAGTATGGCAGCAGATGGGGTGCTTTGGGGGAAATGGTGGACACCTTAGCAACCGAACACCAGATCAGCGATGGCGTTGGAATTGGCATCGGTGCGACACCAGCGGATCGGTTCACCAGAGGGAGGGCACATCCAGATCATGCATTCCTCTCCCCACAGTTGACCGATCCTGAAAGCGTGGTTCATATCGGTCGCCCAGTCGCACCCGTTAGGATCGAACTTGCCCCATGCTGAGGGTTGCACTGCGATGGCGTTGGTCAATTGCGTTTCTTTTGAACTGAAGTCATTATAAGGGCAGCGAGGGCACGTTTGGCGAGTTTGGTGGACACCTGCTCAACTGGATGCCATTCTGCCTTGGGCAGGTAGGGCATAGAGTAATGTGCCATTTGCCGTGGTAGTGTGGTTGTACTAATTCGAGCCGCAATTCTCAATTAGAAAGTCTATTGAGAATGAACGATTGTTGCCTCTAAGTGTTACTGTGCTTCAGGGATTAGATCGATCAAAGTCTCCTCATCATAGAGATCTACGATCTCTTCAGTTACCTCATCCCATGTCATCTTCTCATACTCACGTTCTAACAAATCAACGCACATATTGACCAGACTATCTGTATCCATGCCATCTACAATATGCCAGACATAGTTCTCAACGAGTTGGCGACGATCCTGTTCGGTAGGCATAATCAAATGGTGAAGAATGTGTGGACTAAGTTATGCTCAGGAGAGCAGCAGTTGATGAGACAGAGCGCCCATCTTCATACCATTACGAAACTCAGTCACAAAGAATTCAGTGCCATTGTAGAGACGAACGAACCACTGATAGTTCTTTTGGAATACACCTTCGCCAGCAATAGCGCACTCGCTGAAGATAGCATTCAGGCGAGACTTGGTGGTATTAGATTGCCAACCACCATCATAGATGCGAATGTAGTTGTCAGCAACGTCTGCAATGTGGTTGCCGTGCAGATACACTTTGCTCTCGTTAGTGTCAGCGTCAAACTCTACACGAGTGTTAGCAGATTGCCAGTCGCTGTTGTTAGCGATAGCGTTGAGCATTTGCTGTTCGATCTTACGCATGATTTGAAGCGGTTTGTGAACTTGAGACTAGTATGGAGGAGATTGGGGGCAATTGCAACCCCCTGTGTGCCACTAGATCAACTGGTCAGCGACTGCCTCCATAACGTCGCCATACTCGCCCACAATGTCACCGAAGGCGTCTCGGATGTAAGCGTAGGATCCGCTCTCGTCATGCATGGAGAAGCAAAGGTCCATGGCACGGTCCAGGTCGGTCGTGGTCTCGGTCTCGCCCAGAGCAGGGCAGGTGATGGTGAAATTGTTCATGCAACCATTATAAGCACGGGGTTTGGCGATTTGGGGTCAATGGTGGACACCTCGCCAACTGTCACGCCTGGGTCGTGTAATCTATCTCAAATGTGCTCTCATGTTCAGGTCCTTCGATATCATCCAAAATCAGACGGTAGTCTATAGTCCTGACGCAATATCCTGCAGCAGATGTAATCTCTTCTACCAAATCATCACCATCATCTGCCTCCCAAAATGTGCCGATGTAGTCATCATAAAACTCAGCACATTCTTCCTCA